AGCGATCTTGGCGTAGGAAGGACCGCTCATAACCCAGGCAGCAGATCCACCGTCCAGGTAGCTCACCATGTCAGACTGGAAGACCATGTCTTCCATCTCGCCCAATGCAACCGCGGTGGCAGACGCGAAGGTCTTCAATGCGGTACCGTTGGTCTCGACCTCAGTAATCAGCAGGTCGTTGTGGGTTTTTGCCATGCCGCGTCCTACCCAGTCAGCCAGGAAGGATTCCAAACGGCTGTCTTCGTCACGAAGCAGTTCGTGTGAAATACGGATGATCTTTGCGTATTTCTTGAGGGTCATCTGCTTGCGCCCGGTTGCCGGAGCGTCATCATCGAATTCCTGCGTTTCAGTCGCAACCACAAATTCGCCGTCGGCTTCGTCATCGTAAGGCACGTTCACGGTCGTTCCGATACCGGGGATTTGGGTCACACCCAGTTTGCTCCACAGAGCGGCTTCATCGCGCCGGGCGATCACGTTCTGATAGTGACCAGTTGGCACGAGATACTGTCCGTCTTCGGCAGTCCCGATATTCATATCGGTATCGTTGGACGTTTTCAACGCCCGCATGGTGCTGTTTTCCTGCCCGGTGCGGATGTAGTGCATAAAGCCCTTCATCTCGTCTTTTTCACCAACACTGGAAACAACGGTAAATGAGCCTTTGGCTTCCCCGCGCTCGCTTCTCAGTTCGTCAACAATCGACTTGCGAACCTTTTCCATCTCGGCTTTCAAGTCAATTTTTTCTTCAACAGGCTGTTCCTGAACAACCTCTTTTTCCATGTCTTCCATTTTGATCTCCTCTTGATCTGGTAATAGTGTTTTGATTGTGATTGCTTCCGCTTCGTCCTCAACCGCATCCACCGTCTCTTCGACCTCCGGGATCGCCTCTGTAAAGACTTCTGCTTTCGCTTCGATAACGGCAAACTCATTCGCCGGTTTTCGCCATTCGTTTACGTCAAATAAAGCCAGTTCCCCAACCGGCCACACGTCAATAATTCCACCCGCGCTTTTTCTCACTAAATGAGATACCGCCCCACTTGACGCTTTCACGCCGTCCACTCCGGCTGCCAGTAAACGCAATGCCAGTTCTTCTTCATCGTCCAAAGCCAGGTCGAACCAGTGACCGCGTGCGTCTTTGCCTGTGTAGGTCGCTTCACCAATAATCACAGGCGGGGTTTGCTTCTCTTGCGGGTCATCAGGTCCAAAGCCGTGATAGTAGGTCACAGGTCGTTTGTCGCCAATCTTCAGCACAATGTCGGTCTGCTCGGTGAAACATTCGCCGTCCATGTCACGCCCTTTGATTGGACCGCCAAACGGAACGCCCAAAACGCGCCAATCAATCAGGCTGTAATCCACATCTGCTTTCAGGCGTTTCGTTTCAACCGCGTCACGCTCGATGTTTTCATTGCTTGCGATTTTCAACGTCAATTTATCAGACACTTGCCACCTCTTTCTCTAATGCCGCCCTGATTCTTGCTTGTATCTGCGGACCATATGTTTCCACTGCGCCTGCAACCGTCAACCACCCGCTTGCCCGGTGCTGGAAGGTTTGCCGTGAACCCTGAACAAGATGCTTGTAATCCGGCGCTTTGTTTCCAACCACTGCCTCCCAGCCACCCTTGCGCGGTTGAGATGTCCACTTACTCTGCAATGTGTACGATCGGTTGTAAGGCACACTGATATTCCCGTGTTTCAGGTGGTAGAAGAAGCCGCGCCGTACCCGGTCATTACTGCGAATAAGCGGATTACCAACTTTCGCCTTCTTCGGGTAATGCTGCAACTTGCTCTGAAGCAAGATTCCGCCTGCCTGAACTTCATCTTTCACGCGTTGCATCTGTTCTAACTTTGTCAAACCAGCAAGCAGTTTTTCTATGCCCTCAACTCGGATATACGTTCCGCCTGCCATTAGTTGCCTTCCTTCGGATAGTCGTAATCCACGTAGCATCGGCATCTCGGATGTGCTGGTGGGTAATCGACTGTAATCCGCTGCTTATGTCTCGGACCACAAATAGGACAAACCCTCTCATCTTCCTGCGTCATCCAGGTTGGCACCAAGATCACGCCGCGCTGGTTGATTTCTGCAACCGCCGCCCGCTCGCCCTCAACCTTTGCGCGGGTCGTTTCGGTAATTGCTATCATTTCTGCTCTCACAGGTGAGTAATATTTTTCAAGATGCCGTGCCAAATCAGCCCTGCTCCACTGCTCCTCAAAATAACGCGGGACTAACTCATTCACGCCCACATAAGTTTTGTCGAACATTTTCTGCAATGTCGGTACTAAACTGGTTCGCGCCCAATTCACCGCATCGGCATTGATCAAGTCCCAATCAATCGTGATCCCAACAAGCGGTAATTCCAGCGCACTCTGAACGAACGTGTCAACCAGAATCGGCTCGACCTGGTTCTGAATGCGTTTCCAGCCGTTCTGCCAGTAGGAATGCGGCACGTTATTCAAGTCCGGCGGGTCGCCTAAATACTCCATCAGCTTCTCGAGCTCCGCTTGCATTTCACGCGAGAGCACCCGCCCTAACTTGCGCTCGATCTCAAAGCGGTCAATCACGGGTACACGCTCCACTCAAAGACTCTCTTCACGTCTTCCACCGTTTTCACGTTTTCCAACGCACCACTTATCGCTCCGTGCAAACTTGGCTCAAGGATCGTGCTTTCAAACTCCCGGATAGGCTTGCCTTCTTTGACGCGTTTCTCTGCCATTCGCTGCCACTTGCGGAGTTCTGCCACCCGCTCGTCTTCCGGCTGTGTTTCCGCTTCCTGCTCGCTGAATAAGGCTTCCTGCTCTTCGCTCAACACAAACCCAGCCAGGTCAAGCGCAAGGCGGGTCGGTAAGCCGGATGCCGTCAATTTGTTCAGTACATCGGCTCGCTCGTTCTCGTCTTCCTGGAAGATGTCAAGTTTGTTCAACTGGAATTCAAGTTTTATCTTGTCACGTGCAAACAACTGCTCGTTCAAAGCATCTTCGTAAAGCTGCAAACGCGGCTTGATCGTATCTTCGTAGAAACTCAATCGGTCTTCCTTAGCGGTTGCGTAGTTTGCCGCTTCACTGTCAAGCATGGTCTGCTTGAGGCCGAATGCCATCGCGATGTTCTTTTTGCTTATCTCGGATAAGTCGATGAATGCCAGGTCTTTCAATAGCGGAGTAAGTGTGGTCGGCTGGATAGAACCCGCTCTCACACCCAACACCCGGAACGCATTGCGAATCGTGGTAGCAGAACGCCTGAACCAGTCCTGAATGCGCTCGATCTCGTTCCTGTCGTTCGTGTCAACACCTAACAGCGTGACCGGCATTGCCCCACCCTCAAAGTACACTTCCGGAAACTTGCTCAAAGCATAGAGCAACTTCACGTCAATCGTGGAAGCCCTACCAGCACCCACACCCGGCAGAATGTCTTGAGTCGGGTCATATTCGGCAATGTAGAGCATTTCATACTTGCCAGCCCGTAGGTCGTTCGTCCATGTCGCCCCACTGCTGTTCTGCTTGAACACCAGCTCGCCGGTTTTCATGTATTGCACGTTCATGTCAAACGGATTGCGATACTGGATGTCTTTCCTGATCCCGCTCTTGTTCGCAATGATTTCACCGTACGCTGCACCTCGCAATAGCAAGCCAGCTTCCCACTGCCAAAGCAGGCGTGACAGCGAAGTCGGGTACTGCCACTCGATCTCACTCTCGCCTTTCACCAGCCGGAACGGAACGGTCGATAACGCGTCACAGCGCAACTGGATGGCGCGGTACAGGATCGGCACACGCGAATACAACGCCGCAATAGAATCAGGCACGCCGTCACTTGTCAGGAGGTCTACCCAGCCAGGAATGTTTGTTATTGCCTTGTAAGTTTCTGCCATAGATACTCCTGTTAATCCATCCACAAAATAACGCCAGCGCTGTTCAATGAATCCCAGCCGATTGCTAAACTCATAACCGTGTCGTCGTGCATCCCATCCGGCGCGCTGTAAGAAAAACTTCCGCTTGCATTGCGTTTCGATTCAAAACTCAATAATTCACCAATCAGCACCGGGTCATTCAAAACCTGAATTTGCCCATTTTCAAAGGCTGCCTGCAGGTTTTGAATAATTGCCTGCTTTGTCGCTGAAGTGGTTGTAAACGGCACGATATTCAAGCCCCGCGTCACCAGTTCGTCAATAACCGGCCTGCCGATTGAGTTGGCTTCCACGACCATACTCGTGAGCTTATATCTGCGATAAACGCTCTCGAGCCGGTCAATCAGCACGGGATAATCCACACGGTTGAAGCGGTCCATAAATACTTGCTCTTTGCTCTCAACATCCAGCACGCTCACAACCGTATAATCCACGCTTGATGCAACGTCCACACCAGCCACGTACTGCCGCCCGTTCTCAGGCTCACGCGGTGAGAGGACTGCGGCTTCTTGCACCCTACGAAACACGCCGCCGTCTGACTCGATAAACTCTGCAAGGTACTCTTGTCGGTAAATGATCTCAGGCAAGTCACGCCGCGCCGCTTCGACTTCGCTTGCCGCAATGTACGGATTGTTGACAGTCGGGAATGTCCACGATTGCCAGCCTTCTTCGCCATTGATGCCGCGTTGGTAGTTTTCCCAGAACCAGTTGCGCCCTTTTGGAGTACTGATAAATAATGCCTTGCCTAACCTGTCCGATAGCGCCGGTCTGATAGCCTCCGTCCACGCCTCTCGTTGCATAAACGCGCATTCGTCCATTACTACGAAGTCCAGCCCTTCACCGCGCAATGAGTCTGGATTATCTGCTGATCTTACCGCCACAAATCCGCCGCCTGGAAGCGTAACCATCCTGTCTACCACCCTAACCTCTGCATTCGGTATTTTGCGCGCAATTTGTCGCAATGGTCGCCATCCAACCTCGCTCGTCTTGTAACTTGGACTTACCCACCACGCGCGCCCGCCTTTGCTCGCCGCGTCCAAACACTCATTGACTCCCAGCCGCGTCTTGCCCCATCGCCGTCCAGCCGATAGCACTTTGAAGCGCGCATCGCTGTTATGGACTTCGAGTTGTCCTGAATGAGGTTGCGCGTCAATCGTTGTTCTCATCATCCCACTTGACCATGACCGCGCCCCCATCCGCCCCCGTCACTTCCTGCCGCTCAACGTAGCCGCGCGACTTGCCCTGCGTCTTTAGGAAGAAGATCATCGCGGTCGTGTCGCCATCCAGCGCCTTGCTGTATAACTTGCTTTCGACGTTGTCGATCATCTTCTCACGCGCTTCGTCCAGTTTTGCCTTCACGGTTGGGTGCTTCTTCATAAAGTTGTAGACGGTTGTTCGGTCAACGTTGAGAGTACGCGCAACCATTGAGACGTTGCCCATGAGCTCGTCAATCAATTTGTTCACCTTTTCAACCGTCAATTTAGCCATTTTTTATAGTGTTGAATCTGTTGCAATTGGTCTGTCCGGCACGATGTAAATAAGCGGAATGCTTATCACAGTAATGATGGATTTCAGCAAAACTTGTCCTAACATGACCGAGATTAAAGCCGCTACTGGCATTGTTCCTGCAAACGCAACCGAGACAAATATTAGTGAGTCAATTGGTAAACTGACCGCGTTTGATCCGAGTACACGCTTCCAGGGCGCTAAGTGCTTGATGCGGTGATAGACTTCAGTGTCAATTAATTCGCTAACCATCTCAGCCAGAATTGACGCGCCAACAACACGTGGCACAACTCCGAGAATCAGATTGTAGGCTTCCTGATTTCCCCAAAACGGCGCTGGTTTCAACCACACTGTAAACATGAAATATGCCGCCATCAGCACATTCACACCTCCAGCAGTCAAGACCATAAAGACCGCTTGCTGCTTGCCAAGTTGCTTGTGAACCACATCTCTCAATGTGAATGTCAAAGCATAAATAAAAACTGCAGCCGGAACATAAATGCCGAAAAGGTCGACCATTTTTGAAGCGGTCACATCCGCAATAATCTGGCAAAGCAAATAGCCTGCGGTCAATACGATTACTAAATTGGTTTTTTTCATGGTTTCCTCATATCTAAGTTGTTTTGTAAATAATTGACAGCACGTCTGGCATCACCAAATTCGTGCTGTGCGTCTGCAAGATACAAATTTAAGCCGTCAATTGCTTCAGCCACTGAAGCAATTGACATATTTTTTGCGGGTTTTTGTTCTGTTGAGCCACCGGTTACGGCTCCATAAACTTTCAAGCCCTTGTCATCATCGCCATAATTAATGCCGTTTGAAGTGTCGGACAAATGTAGACGCAGGTCTGCGTCTACATGTTGGAATGTATCCCACTGAATATCACCCCCAACAAATTGAGAGTTTTCGCTTGATTTTATATCTGGCGACCTGGTCGCCAGATGGAGCATTAATCCATCTTTGTCCGTTTCTCTTTTTGGAATATGAATTTCACCCCACCGTTCTCTGAGCCATTGTTCAGCCTTC